TGAAAAAGGAATTGGATAGTTTTGTAAAATTATTTGATGAAAGCGAAGGATACAAACATAGTAATTATAGTATTATGGAATTAATAAAAGATAATCCAAAACATAGTGATAATATGAGAAGTTGGCTAAGAAAACAAGATGAATTTCTAATATCTTATGATGAATTTAGAAAACAAAATAGATAGATAAAAGATAAATATTAAGTATTGTTACAGTAAGACTACAATATTACATTAGTAGTCTTTTTATTTCTTATAATTAATAGTAAGGAAGAAAAATTTTTTTACAACTTCCTATCAAAAAAAATGAAATCAACTTATTTTATTTATTTACTTTGTGTTTCTATTATTGGTGTTCAAGGATTTCTAACTATTAGAGATTTTAAAATTGATGCAGTTACAAGAGGAACAGAAACCACACAGAAAGTAAGTGATACTCTTACTTCATACTCTCAATACTTACAAACTATTAATTAAGACTATGAACCAGTATCAAATTGATTCTTATTTCTTACTTGCAAAATCAAGAAACAAAGAAATAGCAAAAAACATAAACGAGTATATGTTTATGTATAAAAAAGAAAATGAATTGTATTTCAAAAATAGAAATACAAGAAAATATGTAACTGTTCTCTATTAATTAATTATGGATTCTGAAATTTTAAAATGGATAGAACAAGCACCAAAAAGTTTGAGACTATCAGGAAGTAAAAAAAGTTTTTACAATGGAGAAAGACAATTAAAGTTATTTTTTGAAATTGTAAAAGCTAACTAAACAAAATTAAAAAATTAATTAACTCTATCTTATTGATAGGGTTTTTTTTATGCAAAAAATTATTATTAGAAATTAATTATTATTATTTGGGTTTTTTCTTTTCTTTCTATTGCTATTGTAAAAGATGTTTTGCTAATTGTAATTACTGCAAGTGATATTGCAAAAGTTACCCAGGCAAAAAAATAACAATGTGATGTAAGAAAAAATTATAGACAAAAAAAAATTATGTGTATTGGGTTTTTCTTTTCTCCATCTCCTACCCGTTCCCGATCTCCTACCCGATGCAATGGGGTGGGGTGGTGTTGCAGATGCTGACATCACATATGATAGAGCCCTGAACCTTCTGATAAATCTAAAAATTATTTCCTTCTACACTATTTATTATAGTACAATACTACAATAGTGTCAACTATCTTTTTGACCTTCTATTCGTATAGCTAGTTCTGGAGCATTTATGTTCACAGTCTCCACACTCTCCCCTACTACTTTACCTAGAGAATCTAATATTTGGGCAGCAGTCTGAAACTGACCTTTTTTCACAGCCTTATCAAAAAGTCTAACTCTCATGGCTTGCAGCCTGGCTATCATATTTTCTCTATCCTTTTGCCAATCTTCATCATTCCACTTGCTAACCTCTTTCCAATCGTTCCATGCAGTTTTCACACAAACCCCTTCTTTAGCAGAATGTTCCAAAACTAAATGTCTTGTGGTAAGACCCTCCAACTGTCTTTTGTATAACCTTTGTCTCCTTTGTTCTATAACCATATCAGGGGATCTCCCTGGATTTCTTTTCTTTGGAACGGATCTATCGTCAAAATTCTACAAAATAAATTAAAATTAGGGTTATTTTGTACTACATGAGTGTAAAAACACGAGAAAACTTAACATTACGTTGGGCACAGGGGGAGGTGTTCAATGCAAAAAACAGATTTAGGGTACTGGTGGCTGGCAGAAGATTCGGAAAATCTTATTTATCCTGTATAGAACTTGTAAATGCTGCAATCAAACGACCAGGCGAGACATATTTTTATTGTGCTCCTACATATCGCATGGCAAAAGACATTGCTTGGAAGGAATTAAAGAAACTCGTACCAAGAGAATGGATACAGTCAAAAAATGAAACAGATTTAAAGATCGAATTGATAAACGGCTCACTTATCGAACTGAAAGGAACAGAAAATGCAACCACGTTAAGAGGTCGAAGTTTAGCTGGTGTTGTGCTTGACGAGGCAGCCTTCATGGATTCTGACGTATGGTTTCAAGTTATTCGACCAGCACTGGCAGATAAACAGGGGTGGGCATTGTTTATATCCACACCCGATGGCACGGCAAGCTGGTTTTACGATTTATGGTGTTACGTTCCAGAAGATATGAGTGGTGATTGGAAGAGATGGAGTTTTACGACAGTAGACGGGGGTAATGTTCCAGTTGAGGAAGTCGAGGCAGCCAAGGCCCAGTTAGATAGCAGAACATTTAAGCAGGAGTTCGAGGCAAGTTTCGAGAATCTTACGGGATTGGTGGCGGTCAGTTTCAATGACGAGAATATCAGTAGTGAAGTCCAGGATCTACAGATGTTGCCTTTAATTTTGGGATTGGATTTTAACGTTGACCCTATGGCAGGAATCTGTGCGGTCAAGCATAATGACTGCCTTTATGTATTTGATGAGATCATGTTGACAGGTGGAGCAACAACCTGGGATTTTGCGGAGGAGGTTATAAGGAGATACGGGGTAGATAGACGAATCATTGCGTGTCCAGACCCTACGGGTAGTGCTAGAAAAACAAGTGGGGTTGGAGTTACGGACCACAATATTCTAAGGAGGAGTGGATTTACAGTTATGAGTCCAAAATCTCCGTGGAAGATCAGGGATAAAATTACATCAGTAAATACAGCTTTGTACGATGCAAATGGAAATCGTAGAACATTTATCCACCCACGATGTAAAGAATTAATAAAAGCACTTAGAACCTTGACTTACGCTCCTAATACAGGTCTACCAAATAAAAACTTGGGAGTTGACCATGCGTTTGATGCTTTCGGTTACTTATGTTTACAACAATTTAACCTTGTCAAACCAGAGACATTGGGCCAAACTTCGTTTAGAATATACTAAGAGTTACCTAATTCTTACCATGCCCTACCACACTGGAATGAAAAAGAAGAAGAAAAAGAAAAAGACCAAGAAGAAGTGAGACAGTTTAGACGGGTAAGACGAGACAAAAAAACGGGAGTGCCCAGTAAATACCTTACGGGTGCTCGAAATCGTAGTGCAAAGGCAAAAGAAATAAAAGATACAGCCGAAAAGTACAAAAAAGGTCAGTATATTGATATACAAGCCATTTCCAAATTACGTTCTCAACAAGATGACACAGACAAGAAGAAGAAAACCTCTAAGTCAGGCCGTAGAAAAAAATCTTAAGGAAAAGGCCAAAAAAACAAGATTTACCTATGGTCAACTTGCCCAGGTTTATCGAAGAGGTCAGGGAGCATATTTATCATCTGGTTCAAGAAATGTATCTATGGCTGCATGGGCAATGGGCAGAGTCAATAGTTTCATTAGTGGAAGGGGAGGAGCAAGAAAAGCTGATGCTGATATACTTAGAAAGACACCCAAAAAAAGGTAGCCAATGGCTAAATCAGCAGCTATGAGTAGATGTATGGGTTATGTTTCTACTGTTCGCAAGAACAAAAGGAAGAAATCTACCAAAAAATCCACTAAATCTAAGAAAAAATGATTGAAATTACAGACGAGATGCTTGACATCATCGAAAAAGTAAAAGGAAAGCGTAATCCTGCCCTGTGGGACCCTCGTTGTGAACAATATCAAAGAAAATTAAAAGAAGGTACTGTAAAAAAGTCAACAACAAGTTAAACT